GATAACCTCTTCATAAGTTATTCTATTTAATCCCGAATGATAACTATCACCGAGATATTCCCAAACAATACTCTTTTCTCCTAGTTTGTCAAGTATAACTTTTTCAACGTTTTCAGCTGTATCTTCAACATGTTCAATACTAAATTTAGTATGGTAGTTGTAAGCCCAGATATTGATGCGAGTTTTTTTCATATTATCACTTTCTTATTTAAATGTGGCGGAACTATGTCCCGCCACAAAAGATTTAAGTATTAAGCTCCTGGTGAAGCAAAGATACCTCTATAGTCAGATACGCCAAAAACGTATCTTTCTCTAGCTTTGTATCTAACATTACCAGTATCGAAATCACCTTCCATTTTAGTAGTCATGGGAGTTCTTTCGAAATGTTTCATACCATTTGGCACATCTGTAAGGATATAAAATGCATCAGTGTCTGTTAAGTAATTGTTAACAGAGTAACCTTGAGGAATCATCCCCATAGATTTGATAGCATTGATATCATTATCAGCAGTTCCAACTCTACCAGCAGAAGCCATAAGTCTTTCAGCTGTGAATTGTAGTGCAGATGGGATGATCATCTTCATTCCCTTAGCGGCGATTTTTAAACCTCTTTCATCAGTCATTGCAGCGATGTCAATCAAAGACTGCTCTAATGAAGTTTCGTTTAAATCCGCAGCAGTTGCTAGTGTGTTAGCCACAGTTCCAGCAATTGTAGGGTGCTCTGTGCTAAATAATGCAACGCCGTCTCCAGAAGAGAATGCAGTTGTAAAACCATTATTTAAAGGAACAACCCCTTTTACTTGTTTAGTTTGAGCCATAGATCTTGCTAAAGCTTTAGTATATCTAGAAGCTAGTCTGTCATATAGATTGTCCTCAATCGCTTCCTCAGTGATAGCAAAAGCGAGAGCAATAGTCTCGTTAGTGTATCTTGCTGTGTAAGTTTCTTGAGCATTGTCGTATACAACTCCTGCACCTTCTGATTTTACTTGTGCTTGAGCGAATCCACTTAACATTACTTCTTCTTCAAAAGCTCTGTCAGATGACTCAGTAGTATAAATTTCAGATGTCTGATTTTCATACGTTTTATATTCCAGGCCGAATAAAGCATTCAATCCTGGCTCTAACTCTTTTACGAGTTGGTTTCGTGATATAGCCATAATTTAATCTCCTATTATATGCCTTCTACGTTATTTCCTAAGATATGTTCATCAATCATAACTTTAAGAGCAAAGCCCTCTTCTGTTATGTCCGAATGTTCAGGATCTTCAGAAACACCTAGTATTTTTAATTGAGCGATACCTGCCGCTGTTGTTGCAGAAATCTTAGATTTCGACATAAACAGAGGTGTAGCACCGTTTGCTGTAACTTGGTCTGCACAGTGACCTACTTCATTCTGATTGAATGCAGTGTCTGCTGACATAACTTCATACATTTGTTGCGGGTTATCATTGATATACGCAACTATGTCCGTAGCAGTGTTAGATGCCGGGGAAAAGTTAGACCATGTTGGTTTGCTTGATGTTGCATCAGTGTAAAAAACACCGTTAAGTACGCCGAGGTTATTAGCCCCTCCGTCTGCTGCAGTTAGTACTACTCCATCAGCTGTTAAAATTGTCAAAGCTCCGTGACAAATTAAAGCTGAAGAAGCGGCTACTGACCACTCACTTAAACCGGCATTGTTATACGCCTGACCAACCATTTTAATGGGTCTGAATCCAAACCCTTCTGTGTTAGCGTTAGCCATATTGTTATCTCCTTAGTGAACCTGCCTCGAAAGGCCTCCAGTTCGGTTTATATAAATTTCGTTGGTTTAAAGTAAATTACTTTTTGCCACCGAAGGTTGTACGAGAATTTCTATCAATATCGATAGGCATTCCCCTATGCTGTTCCTTCATAAGATCGTTATCAATTGCATTCATTTGATCACCTGCTTCTTTAGCATAATAGTTCTCTCTTGCCTGCGCGATCTCTTCCGGTACCCTTGTCAGCACAAGGCCTCCGTGCCCGATTACCCCTGCGTATTTGCCATCCGTGATTGCTGGAAAGTCTTCATTAGGATATTCGTCTGCTCTCACTAATTCATAACCAGACCTTAAGCGTCCTTGTATGTTTTTAGTGTCGACGAACCCCATGATTTCTATTCTGACCCATCTGTGTCTGAATCCATTTGGCGCGTTGGGTGTATCTAAGTACGATGGTGGAGCCCAAACTTTAGGTTGTACTTTTGGTGCAACCGTCTTCGATTGTGATTCTACTTTTGTGGAATCGCTTTTAGTTTGACTCGCACGAGTTGGTTTTTTATCTGTCATATGCCTATACCTCCTTCGTGATTATAAGTTGTTTCGCATACTCTTCTAGTGGCACACCTAATTTTCTTGCTATTACTACCTGTGAAGGCGTGAGAGTCACAGATTTTCGACCAGTCTTTGAACTACGCGTTGCAGAAGCTACGTTTTGTGTAGGTTTACTAGTTTTTTGTTCTACCTTACCAAATTTATGGGGGAATTCAAGTCTTATTCTTTTATCCACTTCAATATAATATTCGTCTGATTGTGGATCCATTCCCTCTTCTTCGGTTAGTTTTCTATGTAGATCAAATGCTGTATAAGTCATGGCATTATCTTTACCAAACCAGTCATTATCTTCAGCCCAGGCTTCTGCTTTTGGGTCTCTTTTTGCAGGTGCTTGTTGTGTTTGCTGTTGATATTGCGGTTGAACAGATCTTTCTCTTTCAGCAGTTTCATGCATTTGATGCTGAGTCTTGATTTCAGCCAGTTTACCTTGTTCATAACCTAATTGAGAAATAGCAGTTAGTGCTTCTACCTCAGCTTTAGCGTCTTCATTAACTCTAGCTGTGGCAAGTTTGGCTTGCGCTGCTGATAATGAAGATGAAATTCTGCCTTCCATTTCTGTGGCATAGTTTCTATCTAAAGATGTGGCCGCAACTTCATATCTGTCTCTTTCTACTTTAGCACGTTGTGCATAAGACAAGGCTTCTTCCTTTTGTCTTTCTGCTTCACGCATTTTTTTTGTAAGTTTTGCTATCCTTTTCTTAACGCTTTCAGAGTATTCTTCAACATCTTTAGAGTTATCTTTTTGTTTATCACTCCCTTCTTCAGAAGTTTTTTGTACAACCTCTCCTCCTTCGTTCTTTTCATCTCGAACATCCAACTGCTCATCAGATTTCTCAGATGCGTTATCGGACTGATTAGTGTACGTAATATTTGCTTCGTTCTTTTTTTCATCTTTCTCATATGTTTTCTCCGTTTCGTTTTCTATTTCTGGCAGTTCAACATTTGCACCCGGTCCGGATACATCTAATTCAACTGTTTTATCATTTTCTGTTTCTAGCATAGTTTCCTCCTATGGTTATTAAAATTCGTGGAATATATCTTTAGGGTTTTCCACGGTCGCTAAAACTTCATCATCATTCAAAAGTCTTATCTCACCCCCATCTATTTTAATTCGTGATCCTGCATATCTTGCAAAGATAATCCAATCACCTTTTTTACACCATGGACCTTCTGGGTATCTTTCTTTATCATAGCAATGTGGTCCCATATCTAGAACTAAACCACAAGTTGATGCTACTTGTGATCGCTCAATAGTTTCGTCTGCTAGAATTACTCCACCTTTAGTTTTTTCTTTTTGTTTAAAAGGTAAAACTAGGATTCTCCAACCGGTAGGTTTAGGTGTTTTTAATTTTTCTTCTGATTTTGTTTCAGTTGGTTTTAAACCAACTAATGTCTTATTTGGTAACTCAATTTTTGGGCTTTGAGTTGATGTCGATAATTGTGCCGTCTTGTTCATATTGCTCCTTTTTGTTTAGCAGGCTGGATATCTCCTGACTTAAATATTGATACGTTCGTATCTGTCCTAGCATATACTGATATTTCTCCATACTGTCAACCCCACCTGAGGCCATAGCTGCGATCGTATCGTCATGTCTAATCTTTATTATTTTTTTTATCTTCTCTACAAATGATATGTCTTCCATAGTAACCTTTCTATTTTTTTGCTATTTTATCTTTATTAGGTCCTTTTTTTATCACATAATCTTGAGTTCCGCTAGCCCCTGTTTCTACTTCTTTTTTCAAGTTTCTAAACAAACTCATTTCAGTGATTTTTCTGTATTTTTCTTTTAAGAAATTTTCTATAGATTTAGTATCTCTCATTAACAATTCCATTTTCTAAGTGATTTAGATAATCTATCTTCACCAGTATTATTACTAGCTTTTTGTCTTTTTCTCATACCGGTCATACGCGCGCAGAACGAAGCTCTACGTTTAGCGTCTTTAGAACCTTTTTTTAATTTTGAGGGTTTAGTTGTAACGGCTGTCTTTAATTTAGAACCAGGGTTCGCGGCTCTGTAGGATGCAACACCTTTCTTATTCAGTCCACCTGATTTAGATTTACCTTCTTTTCTAGTCCAAGCTGCACTAGCCATTATTTTTTCTTCTTAGGTTTTTTAGCAGTCTTTGCTGATCTTACAAAATTAGCTTTTGTAGGTGCACCTTTAGCCCCAGGTCTTCTCATAGACTCACCTGAACCAGCTTTGATTCTTTTACGTTTCGCATGAATATTAGCGTATAGTCCTTTTGCTTTAGCCACGGTGTTTAGCTCCTTTCATAATTGTGCCATCAGGCATTTTATGTGTTTTCTTTTTTGAATCTTTTGCAAATTTTTTTGCAATCTTTGGTTTATTCTTAAATAAATACTTTCTTTGTTTTTCTGATTTAAAAGGCATTAACCCTCGTTTAAAATAGTTTTACAACTACTACAATACTTAACTTCTTTTCTTACTGCAGTACCTGCATGATCACATTTAGTTTTAGAACTACATTTACAAAGCTTGAATTTAAATAGTTTAGCAAAAAACTTTTTCATAATGAACTAGGCTTTTCCGCCCTTCTTCATCATCTTGCCACCTGCCATACCCATATCGGACGGATAGTAACCAGATTGCATATCTTGTCTTGCCATAGCTGGATTCATAGAACCACCCATGTTTTTCTTAACTCTTTTTTTAACAGATGTTTTTCCTCTTGGATTAGAAGTCTGTTTATTATAATTACAATTTGACATTATTTTCTCCCCTTCATTAAAATTGGACTAATACCTTTAATGGCACAACCTGAAGATTTAGATGACCCAGTGCTTCCACCAGATTTATAACCGGCTCTTCCACCTGATTTATAGTTTGTTTTTGCATAGTCTCTCATATCCCCTGCGTAGTTGTCTGCAGTTTTACTTCTTGGAAGTATTGAAGCTATCATAGGTTTATTGGGTTCTTTAATTCCAGCAGCATTGGTTCCTCTATTTTTAGCTCTAATAGAGTTGTCTTGTAATTTAAGGGGTCTTGATCCTTCAGGAACACTTACGTCAAATGCTCTAAATGGTTTTATTGTTGTTTTTTTTACTGTCTTGTTATTTTTTCCCATATCTTTTGATAAGTTATCAGGCATCTTACTATCTGGTTTCTTTTTAGTGCCTCCATCATAATCATTTGAATTTGTTCCACCTGTAATTTTAGTAGAACCACTTTTACCATCTTCAGTTGATGCTAAGTCTGCTTTATTTTTTCTTTTAGATAAAGCCATTGCACCAAGACCTAAGCCTATGGCAGCAAGAATTTTTTTATTTCGTTTTCTAGATTTTTTGCTCATAATAATTTTTCTCCAAGTTACTTATTCTTTATCAGATGTGTCGCCTTAAGTCCATAGACAGATGCAATTACCCCAACAAAAATTGTTTGATACCATAATGGTAAATTTCCAAAGTGTAAGAAGAATAACTCCATTTTCTCCATATGTACAGGATTATCTGACCATACAGACCATCCCAACATTACGATAGGGATTGACAATAAAATCAAAATAAATTCGTCTTTCCAATCTGATTGTCTAGATTCTAACAGTTTTCCCTGGTAAGCTTCCTTACCTTCAGCCATTCTAGATGCGTGCATTAACTGAGCATCAGACATAGCCATCTTCGTTCTCTGTTTGTTAGCGTATATTTTACTACCTGCAGAAACGGCTAATTTAATTGCCGATAACCACATGAGTTAGTACCACTTAACAGAAGATTTTTTTGAAGTAAGCATTCTTTTTTGGCCACCAACTTTATTGATAGTCGGTTGTCCTAAAGGTGCTTTGTATTCTGTTCCGCCAGTTGCAAACCCATCTGAGTTAGATTCAAGTGTATTAGAACCATTTGCTCTAGGTGTGTCTGATACAACAGGACCAACATAATTTGGGTTATTCTTTGTAAAAAAGTTTTTTGGTTTCATATTTTTCTCCTAAGTGGTTATTGTATACTATCTTCGAGGACCTTTCAAGATCCTAACGTCCATTTGTTTCATAAAGTCATTTTCTCTTTTAGAGTCAATACCCATCTGTGTTTTAGTCAACGAAGTATCTGCTCTAAGTTCCGCTAACTCTTCATTTTGCTCTAATTTCTCATCAAATTGTTGTTGACCCATAAGATTCTTAGATTTCTCCATATCAATCTTTTCTTGCTCTTGTTGACGTTTAGTATCGTTATCCATAGCTTTTAAATCAAGTTCTCTTGCTTTTAATTTAGCAATTGGGTCTCCACCATACTCTCCAGTGATCTTAGCTTCTTCATCTCTAAACTCTTCAGTGGATTCAGCAATCAATTTAGCTTTTCTAGACTCTAATGCCATTGACATTTGCATAATCTGTTGTTGTACTTGCGGATTTTGTTGCATTTGTGGATTTTGTTGCATCATCTGTTGCATTTGTGTTAACTGTTGTATCTCATCTCTAAATTCTATCTCTAATTGCTCTTGTGCCATTAGTGAAATGTGTTCAAAGATGTTTTTTTCTAAAGTTGCCATCACTACCGGTGAATTTCTTGCAACATTACTTGCCATAAAGTTTAAATGAGTTGTAATATGCGCTTGGTGGTCCTGACCTTTGAATGCTTGGAAAGGTTTGTCACTCATTGCTTGAATATTTTCTGTTGCAGGGTCCATAGGTTGTGGTTGTTGTGGTGGTGGTAAGATTTGATCTATGTTTTTTACACCAATCGCTTCATACATATGTCTATAAGCTTCATAGAGGTTATGCATTTTAGGATTAGATTGAGCTAGTTGTAATTCTGTTTGTGCCATAGATATTCTTTGTGATTGAGAAAAAATATTAGGATCAGCAACAGGTAAGATATCTACTTTGTCATCAAAATCTGCTACTTTAATGTTTCTTTCTCCACCAACAACATCATATGGATATTCTGGTGGTAGATAAGTTTTAAAAACACCTGCCAATAAATTAAATTCACTTTTCATCGCTACATACAATCGTTTATGTATTGCTGACATGACTCTTGAACCTCGTTCTAATAGAGCTATAGTCGTTCCAACAGCTGCCTGTTGATTGCCATCCCCGACTTGCATGTCAGCGATGGAGGCAAATCTTTGCCCTGCCGCAACCACCGTACCCATCAACTGCAATAAAGTAGCTGAAGGTTCTTTAAATGGTAATGGCATAAATGCATCCTTGATACTTCCACCAGGTGCATCGACATCTCTGAATTCGCCAGGCTGTATTGATTGAGCCTCATCTCTAACACGTATTCCACGTTGTTTGAATCCTGAAGGCAAGTTACTTAAAGTACCTGCGTCCAATAATTGTCTTAATGCAGTAGTCGCCGTTCTAGACAATCCACCGATCATATGAATTAAACCGAAACCATAAAAACCCATTCCAGGTAAAAATTTAAAGTGTACAAAATAATCCTGTCTTGCCTTAGTTGGATCTCCTGCAACATAGTTTCTTCTAATTGATAGTATCTCTGATTTTCCTAATTCAAGAGTTACAATGTAAGGAAGTTTAATACCTGTGTCTTCTCCAGTAGAATCTTTATCTTCAAAGCCTTCTAGATCTAGATCAACATGTACTTCAAGAACTGTAAAGACATCTTCGTCTCTAGTTCTTTTAACACCTTCTAACTCTCTTTCTTTTTTCTCTACTTCTGTTTCTTCATTGTAGCCAGGTTGTAGTTCTACATCTTTATAGAAACCTGCTACTTGTTTTTTTCTTAAGTCATTCTCTGACATTTTAATAACATGAATAATTGCTTCAGCATCAGCTAGTGATGTTGCAGTGTAAGGAACTAATAAGTCATCAGCCGGTACGAATTTTGAAACGGCTCTACCAAGTAGTTCATCGTAATAAACTTTCTTAAACGCAGAGCCGCTAAGAGGGAGATAAAAGAGCATTTGATCGAACTCGGGTTCATACTCTTTCATCACGTCCATGAGTTGATAGTTCATGAATTGTTTTACTCTAACCGACTGATCTTCTTTTGCTCTATTGATGGCACCTATCACTTGTGTGTGTACAGGACCTGTAGCCGGTAGTAATTCTTTGTAAGCTTGTGCTTGAAACTGTGTAACCGCTTCTGCAAGAACTGGGTGAGTTGCACCACTAGCTCCTTGGAAAGGTTGTGTTGGGTTTTCGTATTTAAATCCTAAAAGGTCTAAACCTTTTGTATAAGACTCTTCCCAGTCTTTTCTTGCAGATTTATATGTCATATAATTCTCTGAAAGTTCTGATCCTAGTTTACCTAAGACATCATCTGGTAATAGTTCTGCTAAATTATCTCCGTGGCCTTCACCGCCAGCTTGGTTTACTGCTGATGGATCAAAATTAATTGTAGCACTTCCATCTTCTTCCTCAGTAACATTAATATCTTCAGGACCAACTTGTGCTTCAGCTGTTTCCTGTTCTGATATTGCTACTTCTTCGTCGCTAGGTGTTTTAAGTTCTGTCTCTACGTTTGGTAGAGCTTTGTCCATATCTGCCATTTATATTCTCCGAGTTCTCTATTGTTGTACTTTGTTTTAAAGGAACATTCAACCCCTGTGAGTCTGGTCCTTTTAATGGTGGAATTTCCTTCCATTTAACATGATCCATGTTCTTAACTAAAGTTTTATTTTTAACCGTCATCGAATAACCCCCTTCCTGCTTTTTTGTTTTGATACATTTCATATCCACTAACACCAGCAGATAAAGCTAGACCCGGTAATCCGAATCTTCTTGATACTGTTTTAAGTGCTGTAGGACTTATACCTAATCTCATAATATTTGACATTGTTGGACCCGCAAATCTTGTTGCTTCTTTTGATAAAGATCCTGCAAATGCAGGACCTAAATAGTTTAATGGATTAGTTGCAATTTCACCAGCTGAATCTCCATCAGCGATTTGTTGACCGATGTATAAAGGTTCAAGTGCTAACATCCCTGCGGGTGTTCCCGTAGCAGCTAAACCTTTTCCCAGGACCCCGGACAAGGGACCTGTAAGTGCTCTAAATGGACTAACTCTGTTTTTAGGAATAGGTAATTTATCTGCATCTAAACGGGGACCGCCTAAAGGACCTTTCCTAACTCCTGATCCAGTTCTTTGTCTGTATAATTCTGCTCCACCCGGTACCATACCTGCTGCAGTTACTGCACCGATAGCTGGTAGTTGGGCATCACCAAATGCTGTACTAGCTGGTTCCATGCTTGGTGCTTGAACCGGTTGAGTCAACATATCAATTAACATATTCTTTTGTTGATCTTCATTTGATAAATAAGTTGATGGATCATCATTTCTAAATTCTTTAACAAGTCCCGCGGTTGCGGCACCGGCTGCAGCGAACGCTCCAAACCTCCCACCTTTTTTAGCAACAGATAAAAATTTACTGGCTGCAGATTTTGCTTTATTAATTATACCAGGTTGTTCAGGAATTTTATTTACATCTTGTGCAAACTTAACAGGGTCTTCGTCAAATTTTTGTGCTACTTGAGTTGCACAACTACCACCTTTGGCAAAACCCATTCTACCACCATCTGCTTTTCTCATACTTAAAATATTACAAAAGTCGTCTGTATTATTTTGTGCAAGTTTAATAACATTACTTCTAAGAGAAGTAAGAACAGGGTCTGTTCCTTCTTGAACAAATTTTGTTAATTCAGGGTTTGTATTAATTTGTTGTAAAAGATTCTGAGATGATTTTGGATTGTTTGCTAACTCATTAAAGTACTGACCAAAACGTTGTTCTTGTGTAATGGCTTTAGAGATAGGACTAACTTGTAATTTATTATCTACAATTGAATAGGGTGTTTTGACATCAGATAAATCTTTATATTCCGATCTAACCATTTTATTTAAATCTTTTATAGTTTTATCTACACTAACTTTATTTTTAAGACCTTTTTGAATCTGTTGAATATAGTTACCTCTGTTTCTTTCAAACCCACCAAAGAAACCTGAGTCCATATTTCTTTTTAAAGATACACCTGCAAGATCCTTACTGGCAGCTCTAATAATGTTTATGTCATTTGTTTTCATCGCAGCAGCAAGACCTTGAGTATGCTCAATACTATAACCAAGTTTTAATTCGTCAGGGAGTTGTTTTACATCAAATAATTTTTTTAAAGCATCACCTTCTATTCTCATTTGATTAATAAAAAAGTTTTCGGATTTATTTAATTTTTTTGCCATTAACTTAAGATTTTTTTTATTTAAGTTAGAACCACTATTTTTTTTTTCAATATATTCTTGAAATCTTTCGCCTAGCTCAGGACTGATTCCTTTAAATAAAGATGTCTGTGCAACACCTGTAACTCCTGAGTCAGGTGATAGTAAATATACAACATCTTTTATACCCTCTGGTCTTACTATTTGTTTAATTTGATTTGCTTCACCTCTTTTGTCTCTTATAATAAAATCAAAATATTCATTTAATTTATTTCTAAAAACTTTGTCGTTTTTTATTTTATTTGCAAAAAAACCTTTTTTAAAAGAAATTTCAGATCTATTTAAATTTCTATCTATTACAAAACCTTCAAAATTAAAAGTTCTTCCACTAGAGCTTCCTTGTCTTTGTGTAGTATTTGGAAACCCATTTAGTGTCGGGTTAAATTGAGCTACTCCAGTTTTTGATTTAGATGTATAATCTTTTAATTTTACTTCTTTCGCCCAATCTTTTTTAAAATCAGAAATAAATTTATCTACTTGTCTTGGTTTATATTTTGATACATTTGTTTTTAACCAGTCATTTGACCATTTATCTATAGAAACTCTCAGCTTATCTACTGATGCCATTTGAGAAGCGACACCTGCATATTTACCTAGTTTAACATAATCATCTTGAATTCTTTTATAAAAATTTTTATCTGACTCGTTTATTTTTTGTAATATTTTTGTTTTAAAAGTTTTACCAAATTTATCTTTACCTGCTTTAAAAAAAACTATTAACCCATCACTTAATCTTTTTTCATAAGTGCTTGCCGGACGTGTGAGTTTAAAATTTAAATCGTATTCTCTTTCTTTAGCCATTACAGCTCCAAGATTTTAGCTAGTCCGCCTTTAGCAAGACCTTCTACAATCTTAGCTGTCATAGTATCAAAACCTTCTTCATTAGGTTTAAGACCTTTAGCATCTTCTACATTATTTAAAATCTTTTTAGTAAAGATTGCAATTTCTTCTGTTGTTCCACCTTGTGGAATCATCTCAGCGATTCTTGGTCCAAAATACTTTTGTACTAGAACTAATGGATCACCTTCTGCTCCACCGCCGCCTTGCATAATAGATTTAAAATCTTCTGCTGATATAACATCATCTAATTTTGTTGTCGGATAATCGTCTCCAACTTTTAAAGTATTGACTAAAAATTCTCTAGCTGCTGCAGTCTTACCAGGAAGATCACCTTTTGCAACACTTGCCATGATCCCTGTTGCCGCTTCATCACCAAAGTAACCTGCACCAAATTTTTTATCTATAAGATTCTTTACAATGTCTCCATTACTTACTGTATAATTTTCAAGTTCATCAATAGGGGCCTTTGCATCTTTAATATCACCTATTCTATTTTCAAGTTTAGACATTAATGGACTTGATGTGTCAATATTCTCTGCGGTATTAAAAGAAGGAAAGGCAGGTGATTCGTCAACAGGTTTAATATCACTAACTGCTTCAGTTGCTTGTCTCTCAACCATTCCTGATTTAGATCTAACGTTATCTAAGTTCTTAAGCCCCAATCCTTTTAAAGAATCTAAGCCACCACCAAATTTAGATGAAGCATCAACAACATTTTTTGCTGCTAATGGATCAACCATATCTGCCATGATTGACATGTTATCAATTAACTTATTCATTTGAATATCATTTAACTTGCCGCCTGTAGCGTAAGCTAAAGAAGTTTCAATATCGGGTAATACTTTTTCAATACCAATTGTTGCGAATGATTCTGGATTAATACTCTTTTGAAACAGCATACCATCCTTGGGCCCTGATCCCAGAAACGTGACATTAGATTTAGTACCCATGAACTTAGATGTATTAGCACCCAGTTGCTTTCCTAATTTTAATGCAAGTTTTATTAGTGTTTCACTAGCCATAATATTTCACTGTTTTGCCTCTTATCACAGGTTCATCTTTGTAATCCTCAGGGTGACGAACCATACCGCCCTGTCTAATTCTCATGATGGCTTGTGTCGTACTATCCACATAGTCATCGTGCTCCCCAAATGGGAACGACGCACACTCCTCTACAACTTCCTGTGCAAAGTGTTCGTGCATAGGAGCCCAGATTTTACCACTCTCAAAGAGAGGGGCTACAGAGTTTACTCTAACATGTTTATCATTTCCTCGGCTTGGAGTAAAGTTAATTACGGGTATATCCATTTGTCTAAGTTCGTGGGTCAAAGGTAGCCCCGATGCCTTAGCCTCGATTATAACCATGTCAGGTTTCCAATCCAAATACTGCTGGTAAGCGACACGTCTGAGTTCTGGGAACTCATATCGGTCTTTAAAGGCATCAAGAAGTATTATATTCTGTCCATCTTCATCAGTCTCAAAGACTCCCCAAGTAGTAATCGCACTATAATCTGATTTAGTACCTTTAGTAAAAGCCGTATCATAACTTTGAATAA